AGTCTTTTCTGATCATATAATAACCTCTCTTGGTCTTATAAGAGAAGTCTCCTACTCCTTCAGAGTATTTCCATTCTCCTGTACCGTCTTTGAGGTGCTGCTTGATAAGTCTTTCAGCTTTCTCTTTAGGCATAGGCTTAAGGCTTTTTGGTATCATTTTCATTTCTCCTTTCAATGATTGTCAAGGCTACTCCGGTTGCTTCTTCATACTTATCGGCCCACTCCGTAGCCTTTTCAAGAGTGGTGAAGTATCTAGTAAATCGTTTGTTCAACTTTACCGTATACCATATCATCGTATCCGTCCTCATCAGTTATTGTTACAACATCTTCCAAGTTCTTTGGAAGGCTCTTATCCTTTACACGAACAACCCTAGTGACTACCAAGTAATCTGGAAAGACCACTTGTAAGTCTTCAGGCTGTTGTTGCAAAGCGTATACCAACTCTCCTACTGTCATGCTACCTCCATACTAAAAATAAATAGGAACTTGTCAAGAGTGTAAAGGCTGCAAAGAATAGTCTATGCTTGTAGAACCATGTCTCTTTGAAGCCTATGCCATCACTTATCTGCACAATCGTTACAATTCCTGTGATGATTATAAAAAGCACCATAGGCACCTTTAAGCAGTTCAGATAGCTTGACAGGTAGTAGTCTGCACCATCATATATAAGTCTCATTTAAGTCTCCTCTTCAAGTTGTAGTTCTTCTTCAGATAACTCTTCAGGTTGTCTACTGTTGATGCTACGTATCATTGTATCATGGTCGTAGTCATTCTGTTCAGGACCTGTGAAGTATTTCCTGCCTACAATGTTCCAGTTGTCATCTACCAGATAGACCCCGTTGTCTCCATTGTCGCAGTCAAGGTTCTTTACAAGGTCTACACCAATAGACAGTTCACCTCCAAAGAAGTTAGCAATGACCTGTGTCAGCCTTGCAATTCCATAACAATCACTGACAGGACCTCTATATCCCTTGAGCCTGCAGTAGTCCAGAAAAGGCTTTACCGAGTCTCTTCCACCGTTCCAATGGATGTAGATGCCTACTTTGTTTTTTCTAAACGGTGCAGTAGTTATAACAGCTCTATTTCCCATGTTAACACTCTCCCCTGACCTCTTCAAACTCCTGCACAAAGCGTTGTAAAGACAGAGAGATGACCTTATGGCTGCCCTCCGGTATCAACTCCACAGTATCTGTTCCAATGTAAGTGAGCGTGAACACACCTCCAAAGAACTTGTTAGTGAACTTTCGCATTTCTAAACATCCTTTCATAGTATAATCCCCTCTTGAGCATAGTTAAAGACTCCTGTAAAGCTGCTCAAACTCTACAAGAGTTCCTCTACACCTGTAAAGGCTCTACAACACCTCTTAAGATGTTTAAGAGTCTTTACAGAACTATTACAACCTTATATACCTCTTCCTATATAACCCTGTAAAGACTGTAAAGGACTCTACAGACTCTAAAGACTGTAAAGACTGTAAAGGACTCTACAAAGAAAGAAATATATAAAGAAAGAAAGTGTCTCTTGAAATCTCCTTTTCTGTCTTTTCAAATAAAGCCCATACAGAGCCTTTTCCGTGTCTTTGGCTACCACCCTACCAGAGCATAACAAAAAACCCCTGTAAGAGCCTTTTACGGGCTTTACAGGGGCATTTCAATTATCTACCGAGTATGTCGCAGGCTCTTGCGTATGATATTCCCGACTTGATTAGTATCATCAGGATATTGCTGCCTTGCTTATACATACACAAACGAGCCTTTTGCGGGTCATATAGGGTATTCCTCAAGCCCCGCTTCCGTCTCTTTTCGTGTATCCGGTCAATATGCGGTTGTATCTCTTGTTGAAAAAGTCTTTTCATATGTTTTATCCTTTTTTGGTATAGCTCAACACCCCGCAAAATTGCAGGGTATCAAGGGTTATAAAGCAATATGCTGTGGACGTGTTGCTATTTGTTAGACTTTCGAGTTAATCTTGTCTTTGACAAGTTTTGACAGTGCTAACAAGTCATTCTTTGACAGGTTAGACAGACGTTTATCAAAGGCGGCTTTAATGCGGCTATCTGGGTCGAGTGCAGCTTGCTTTGCCTTTCTGGCTTTGCTAACCTCGTCTGACCACTGGGCATAGCTTTGGACGCCCTCGAGGCTTCCAAAGTACTCTAGTTTTTCCTTTCGGATATTATAACGCAATATGAAGCCGTTGTCCTCATAGTAAGACTTAAGATATGCAGTATAAAAACTGATACCGTTGGTCTTTTCAAAGACTATCTGGCAAGCCTTTTCAAAATCTTTGGTCTTAAAACAGCCCCAAAGGATTTTGGTGATATTATCTATCATATCCGGCTTGTTTTTCAAAGTTATTCTTGCATTTACAAAGGCACTAACCAACCCTTTTAAGGCTGTCAGGCTTTCGCTGGTCTGTTTAGTTTTATCCATAATATACCTCACTTCCGTTTTTGATGAGGTCCACAGCATATTGACAAAGTCTAACAACGTCCTGTCCGGCTTGCTATGTTAGTCACCGACTTGACACAGCCCCTCTACAGGATACCCGCCTTATACCATAGATTTTCCGGCTTTGCAAGAAAAAAATGAGGTCTTAAATAACTTTTTTCGGTTTTCTTTATTTTTCAAGGGTTTATCAAGATGCTATAGGATTTTTTTCGGTTGTATAGGACTTTAACCCTAGAACCCCTATAGTTCTGTGGACAGACCTATTAAGACCTTAAAAGACTTGACAAATTTTTGCAGGGGTATGTGGGGGTTGCTGTGAATGCCTCTGCAGCTCTTAACCCCTTAAAAATTCGCACAAGAAATTCCGAGACTTTTAAGGCCCTTGTGAGATCCTTGAAACGCTACGACTATTGGAGAACTGAAAAGGCCCTCACCACTGTACAGGTCTGTTTAGACCCCAAAGGCCCTCACCATTGTACAGATCTTTACAGTACTGTACAGTTCTAAGAGACCCTAGTATCTTTACAGTGAAAAAGAAAAACCATCAAAAAAGAAAAAGTAGCACTATTATACCACTTGTCAAGTACTTTGTCAAGTAAAAAGTGAAAAATGTAAAAAAATTTTAAAAATGCACAAAAAAGCTTGACAATCCTTTCAAGATGTGATATAATAGCGTACATGATAGATTCTAAAGAGATACCTGGGGTCGTAAAAAGCTGTGGAAGAGGAGCTGGAAAGCTCTTCATTGAGACTATTCAGACCTTTGAGGTCCCCTTTAAGCCCATTTTCAATATGACTGATGAAGATACTAAAGAGACCTACAGCTTTAAGAAGCTCTACATGAACTATTACAGTGATCCGACAGAGGTGTCTTTTGTAGATACTGTCTTAGGTGGCAGATTTGATATCTTAAAGGCTATGGAGAATCACAAAACTCTCAAAGAGTTCCTAAAGACCATCAGAGAAGAGGCTCATGCAAGGTATTTAAGAGACACATACAGAGCAATTAAAGGACTTGCTGATGCTTCTGATCCGAAGACTGCCATCGGAGCTTTAAAGTTCTTATGTGCAGCTGTTAAAGGCTCTGAAGATGCTTCGGCTTCAAGAGGAAGACCCAGTAAGAAAGAGATCCAGCAGAAAGCAAATGAGTTGTTAAGTGACGACAAAGAAATCCAAGAAGCTTTTGCAAGAGTCCAAGGTGTCTGTTAAGGCAGATGGAACACTGAGAACCGGTGCAGGTCGTCCAGCAAAGACCGACACAGTCTCTTACATTGCAAAGCGTAAAGAAGATACGGTACTACTGATAAGGGCTCTATGTGAGGAGTCCTTCTATGATTATATCAGGACAGTAGCACCCTATGCAGTAATGGGCCAGGTGCATAAGGACTTCTGTGAGTTCCTGCAGCACAACCCTGATAGAGCTTCTTATCTTCTTGGTCTTCTTCCTCGAGGGCACCGCAAGAGTTTCATCATCGGTATGTACTGTTGCTGGAGGATTATGAAGAACCCTGCAATAACCATACTCTACTACTCCAGCACCACAGATCTGGCTGAGAAGCAGTTAAGGAGTATCAAGCAGACTCTTGAGAGCAAGCTGCATCAGAAGCTATGGCCAACACTCATAGATCCTGTGGAAGGCAACAGAGAGAAGTGGAGTGCTTCTGAGATCTGTGTAGATGATCCCATAAGAGCCAAGGAAGGTATCAGAGACAGTACCGTAGCTACTGCAGGTCTTACTACGACTACTACAGGTGCCCACGCAGATCTTATTGTCTTGGATGACCTTGTAGAGCCCAACAATAACAATGCTTCCGGTCGTAAGCTTGTTGAGGAGCGTTACAGTCAGATGCAGTCCATCTTGAATGCTGGAGGAATGATTGTAGCAGTTGGTACAAGATATGACCCAAAAGACCTGTATGATCATCTGTTGAATACCTACGAAGAGCAGTATGATCATGATGGGAATCTGATAGGGAAGAAGAAAAGCTGGTCAGTCTTCCAGAGAGAAGTTGAAAAGGATGGAGAGTTCCTGTGGCCTCGTACAAAACGCTCTGATGGTAAAGCCTTTGGGTATAACATGCAAGAGCTGTCAAGAATCAAAGGGAGCTACATTGATAAGTCCCAGTTCTATGCACAGTACTACAATGACCCTAACAGGCTTGGAGCAAGTAAGTACAGCAACAACTTTGTCTACTATGAAAAGGAGAAGCTGCAGGAATCCGGAGGAAAGTGGACAATAGCTGGTAAGAGACTGAACCTATTTGCTGCGATTGACTTTGCGTATTCATTGTCAGATTCTGCAGATAGCTCTTGTATTGCTGTTATTGGAGAGACCGCTGATAAGCTGTACTATATCCTAGAGATTGACAGATTCAAGACAGACCGCATACAGGACTACTTTGATCATGTCTCAAGACTACACAGTAAGTACCACTTTAGAAAGATCAGAGGAGAAGCTACAGTAGCTCAATCAGTAATTGTGAAGTATCTGAAAGACAAGCTTGCGTCTCAGGGTACACCTTTACAGATTGAAGAGTACAAACCTATGAGGGATAAAGATGAGCGTATCAATGCTGTTCTAAGACCCCTGTACGAAGAGAACAAGATCTTTCACTACAAAGGAGGTAACTGTGAGCTTTTAGAGGCTGAACTGCTTGCAGCGAAACCTGAACATGATGATATAAAGAATGCAGTAGCAGATGCTATTGAGATTGCAACACCACCTTTTGAAGTCTTTACAGGAGCCTTCAAGAGACTATCACAAAAACGTTACGGATTATTTGGAGGAACATTATAATGCCTGTAAAAACATTTGATATCAACCACGACATTGAGACGGACTCTTTAGCAGAGAACATCTCTAACAAGTGGATTAGCTGGATCAACGCAAGACAACAATGGGAAGAAAGATACAGAAGAGTACTACAGTATCTGTATAGTTCTACGTCTGATACAATCTGTGGGCAGGCTTCTGCACCCTGGTCTGCTAATGTGCATATCCCGAAACTGACACAGCTCAGAGATGTCTTGATCACGTATGAACTGGAGAGTTTGTTCAGTCTGTCTGATTACTACTCCTTTGAAGGATTCACTCAAGACGCCAACACTATGCAGAACCGTAACGTCATCAAGAATCTGTTAAAGAATATGTTGGATGAAGGTGGCTTTAGAGAAACCATTGAGTCTCTTGTATCGGATTACATCGATGCTGGTAACTGCTTTGTAATGCCTGTATGGGAATCTCAGATGGTAGAAGACACAGATGGAATGAAGCGTCTGTTCTGGGAAGGTGCTAAAGCAGTTCGTATCAACCCTCTGGATATTGTCTTTGATCCTACTGCAGCATCCTTTAAAGATTCTCCCAAGATCATAAGAACGGTTGTCTCCCTTGGTGAATTGGCTGTAATGGCTGAACAAGATCCTGTTATGCGCAAAGGATACAATAAAGCCATGAAGATCCGCCAAGACATCATGACAGCTGTTACGAATGGAGATACCATCAAAGGCGATGAGATTACAATTGCAGGATTCGGTAACTGGTCTTCATATGTCTCTTCTGACGTTGTTGAGCTGCTGACGTTCTACGGTACAGTCTACGATGTTGTTAAGAAAGAGCTTCACAAGAATAAGAAGATTGTCATCATGGACAGAAGAGTTCTCTTGACAGAAGAACCAATGGAACCTTTGAATGGCTACAACTACATCTTCAAAGGTGGCTACAGAGATCGTAAAGATATTCTCTGGTCCATGTCACCTCTTGAGAATCTGTTGGGTATGCAAGCTCGTATAGACTTCTTAGAGAATAAGAGATCGGACTGCTACGATGCTACTGTGAACCCTGTGAGGATCATTAAAGGTAATGTGGATATGCCTGACGCAGTTGGTCCAGGAGATGAAATCAGAATGGATGCAGACTGTGATGTGCACTACCTGGCCCCTGATACATCTATCTTGACAGCGGATACTCTGATGGATAGATATGAACTCAAGATGGAAGAGTTTGTAGGTTCTCCCAAGGAAGTCTTAGGCTTTAGAACTCCTGGTGAAAAGACAATGTACGAAGTTGAACAGCTCATGACAGCTGCTACAAGAATCTTCCAAAGACAGATCAAGAAGTTTGAAAGAGAAGTACTTGAACAGATCATCAACGGTTTGTTACAGTTGTTCTTAAGAATGAAGAAAGGCCAGACAATTCAGTTGAAGTTCTGGGATTCTAAGAAAGAGTACTACACATTCAAAGAAGTGAAAGTTGACGAAATCAACGGACTTGGTAAGATTGTTGTCTACGGTACAGAAGTAGCACAAGATAAGGCAAAGATTGCTCAAGCTCTGCAGATGATGGGGCAGAATCCGCTGTTCATGGACGAGGTAGTCAGAAACAACTTTAGTCCTAAAGAGCTTGGTAAAGTCTTCTGCTATATTACAGGTCTTGACAGATTTGAAGAGTTGTTCAAGAAGAATTCAAGACTGTTTGAAATCACTGCTCAACAGAAAGCAATTGAGACATTATCTAGACAGATTGATGAAGTTAAAGCTGAGAGCTTGGCAGATGCTCAAGAAGCTCAGGACTCTTCAGAGATCTACAATCAAATGACAAGAGAAAGAATCTTAGGAGCTGATACAGTTGAAGGACAGTAAAATAACATCACCAGTTCTTGCAGGCCTTAAAGGACCTGAAAGAGACCTAATGGTTACACAGTTGCTAGCCTCGGAGCCTCTTTTGAAGAGACTTCAAGAGCTAATTGACAAAGAAATCAAAGACCTCGGAGATATAGCATACGAGGATTTTGATAGCCCTTCATGGGCTTATAAGCAGGCTTTTGTGCTTGGAGTTAAACAAGGCTTAAAAAAATTAAGAAAACTTGTAAAAACTTCTTGACATTGCCTAAAAATTATGCTATAATATATGCGTAATACTTGATAAGGAGTACTACATGGAAACAGCTGATACAGCGACTACTGTAGAAACTGGAGAAGGTAATCAGGAACCTGTCCAGACTACGACAGCACCTGCCGAACCCTTCATTGTCGGAGCAAATTCCGTCTATAAAGATGTTCCCTCGTTACTTGAAGGGGCTAGACAGAAAGAGGCTCTCATTGAGACACTCAAGGCTGAAAAGCGTGAACTTGAAGCTCGTATGAAAGCTATCACTAACCTACAACAATTTCAAGAGGACATTAAAAAGATGGAAGAAACACAACAACCCACAGAAGTGACACAGCCGACTAGCCAACTCACGGAAGAAAAGGTTCAGGAACTTGCTCTAAAAGCCTTGGAAATGCAACAGCAACAGGCCTTACAAGAAAGTAACCTTAAAACAGTTACAGATTCTTTACAAAAGGTCTTTGGAGCTGAAGCAGATAACAAGGTTGAAGCCAAGTGCAAAGAGCTGGGCATCACTAAAGAATTTGGAATGTCGATTGCAAAAGATTCTCCAAAAGCTTTCTTAAAGATGCTCGGACTGGAAGACCCTGTGATGGTCTCTGTTGATTCTTTGATCAGCAAAGGACGCATTGCAGACACAACAACCTCTTCTCAGTCTACTCAGAACTTGTCAGATATTGAAAAGCTATCGAAAGACAGTAAGCTGGCAAGAGACAGAGGGTTCTTACAAAATCTGTTCAAGGAAGCTATGAAAGATCCTTCAAAGGTTCTGAACAACTACCAAGAATGGACTGTGCCTGGTAAATAAAGCATAACAATAACTTAAACAAACTAATAAAGGAAACTACAAAATGGAATTAAATGGTATTAACTCACAAACCAATTCCGTAGCTATCCGTGAGAAGATCTACAACGCTGCTCTGCGTAGTGCTTTGGAACCTTACTTGATGGCTATGAACTTTGTGGATCAGATCACTGAATTCACAGACGGTGAAAAATTCATCGATATCGAAATTGGTAATGCAACTGTACATGACTATGTGGAAGGCACGGACATTCTGTTAGAAGGTCTGGATATGGCTTCCAGAGAGTTCACGATCAATCAGTACAGACAATCTGGTCACTACATCACTGAGAAATTTGCTCAGGATTCGTATGTGTCTGCGAAGATTGCTGCTGTTGTGCCGGCTAAAGAAGCTCGTGCATTGGCTGCGGATTTGGAACAAAAGATCTTTGCTCTGCAGAGTGTTCTGCAAACTGCTGCGAACTCGAATACGTTGGAAGGCTGCCCGCATCGCTGGTTGGCTGGTTACGATCCGACTGCTGCTACGCAAGCCTATGGTGCTTTGTCGCTGTCTGACTTTGCGATGGCTGCTACGGCGTTGCATAAGATTGGTTACTTTGGTCCGATGGTTGCGATCATCCCGACCTTCCAAGAATATGCGATCACGACCTCTGCGTCCTTCAAGAATGCTTTGGCGTATCAACCGATGTATGAAAGAGTGTTCCAAGATGGGGCTATTACAGGCTCTCGCTTTGCCTTCAACATCTATGGCTTTGATGTCTACGTCTCCAACTTCACTCCGGTGATTGCTTCCGAAACCATTACGGCTTTGGACAGCGTGTCGAAGACGATTGCTAACGGTGGATTGGCCTGCTTCTTTGCCAACATTCCGGATATGCGTCCGTGGAGAATGGCTTGGAGAATGATGCCGAAGTTCGAAGGTAACTGGAACATGTACAAACGTCGTGAAGAATTTGTGACGGTCTGCCGTTACGGATTGGGCAAAGGCGAAACCCCGAACTTTGTCGGTGTCTTGTGCTCGAATGATTCTACAACGACTATTTCGTAATCTATAGGAGGATTGAAACATGTCTTACAAAGATGCTTTTGGAATGGATGTAACGTACGGCGTTGGCGAAGCTAAAGATACTCATGGTGTTGTTGATGTAACTCACTTTGGTGCTATCAAGCAAGTTGAAATGCTGATCGACTTTGATAAAGACGGTGTCCCTGCTGCTACGGGCTGGACGATTCGCTCTTCGAAGATCCCTGCTGGGTCTGCGATTTTAAGAGCTGATCTGGTTGTCTTGGCTGCTGCTGCGACTCCGGCTACGACTGTTGACGTTGGCACGTGTGAACTGGACGGTACTGCTATTGATGCAGACGGTCTGTTGGACGGTGTCGCGTTGTCTGCCGGTGTCAAAGTTGGTGGAACAAACTCTGAAGCTTTGATCGGTACTGTTGTGGCTGAAGACAGCTATATCACGGCTGTTCCGAGCGCACTCACTGCCGCTGCTTTGGGTGG